TTTAGAAAACTCTCATGCTTATTATGAAGAGTATCATAAGGATGATGTAGTTGATGCGAATGAAGGTAAAATAAATGATTATCATACACGACATGAAGATAGTCACCTAGAAATTTATTGTGATAATCATCCAGATGCAGATGAGTGTAAGGTATACGACGATTAATGGTAGCAGATTCAGGTTTATTTAATCCAGAAGTTTATGGTAATTCGTCCAGATGGCAAGGGCAAATTGCCGATGATTCTGGGTGGAGAGATAACATAAGTCCTGGTAAAATAGAGAATCCTGGTGCAACTAAGGGATGGGGAAGAAGATATAAAGTAAGAATCATGGGCATCCATGACAAGGAAGAAGAAAGTATTAGTTCTGATCAACTTCCTTGGGCTCAGGTTGAGATGCCCATTACTGGTGGTGGAGGGCAAGCAGGAGCATATATGACTCCTAATCTCCGTCAGGGGATGTTTGTATATGGTTATTTCCAAGATGGGCCTGAACAGCAAGTACCTATTATTACAGGTGTCTTAGGTCATAATGCGACTACAAAATTAAAACAGAAGATAGGTGAAACAGATTCTAATTTTGCACCTACCAGTGGATATGCAGAAGGAAAAGTACCAAAAACATATAGGACTAAAGAAGTTGTTCCAAAGTATGATCAAGTAACATCAAGACCAAAGACAGCATCTGAAGAAAAAGATGTTGAAGTTGCAGAAGCTGTAGGTAATGAGAAAAATTTAATAAATCAGTTTGGATTAAAGAAAGATTTAGCCGCTACTGCAGAACAGTTAAAAGATATTACTAATGCACAATCTCAAGCGGATCTATTAGGTTTACTTGGTGAAGCAAAAGAAGTTTTTGTTAAGAGTAAAGTACATCAAGAATTAAGAAATAGGGTAAAGAGAGCAAATTCTCCTATAAAGAAACCAGAACCAGGTGCTACTTGTGAGAGTGCTGATGCTCCTCATAGATTAAATGCTGGTCAGGTACAGAGAGAAGATAAGTATAGAGAAAAAATAGTTGTTGCTAAACCTGATGATCCAGTTGGATCTTCAATGAAAGCTATGCAAACTGTCATTGATAATATTACTAATAAAATTGACAAGTATCAAAAAGCAGTTCAGGGTGGTGGATATATTGATATGGTTTCTTTGAAGAATCCTATGGCTGATTTAGAAAAAGAAATAGAGGGTGCTTCTCAAGAGATGTCGAAATATATGAAGGTTGTTACTGATAAGATGATGGAGTTTGTGAATAAAACAACTAATAAAGAATTATCTAGTGCTGTATCTGCAATGCCATCGAGTATGAGATTTATGTTTGCTGATATGAAAGAATTGACTGGACAAACAACTCATTCAATGTATCTTGATATTGGTAACAATCTAAGTGAGACAATTGGCCCTATATTAAAGGAATCATTGAATGTTAATAATATATTAGATAAGGCGAAGGAAAGAGCACTTGGTATGGATATGTTAGATATTAATATTCCTTTACCTAAGATTAGTGATCTTGCTAATGAGGCTATAGGTGTTCTTGATTCAGTTAAAAGTAATGTTGCTTTCCCAATTAGAAGATCCACAGGAAAGACACCACCACCAGGAGTAATTAGTGGTAATGGAACCAAAGAAGATCCTTGGATTAGTCCTGCTAGTGAAGCACAAGGAGATATACCAATGCCACCACAGGAAGTATTGTTGCCACCTCCACCTCCACCTCAACAGATTCCTCCACTACCAGAATGGATCGCACAGTTTGGACCTGAAGAGGGTAAAATAAAATATAAAGAAGCAAAGAGAGGTCTAGTTACTTCAACACCAGACACATCTTTACCTCCTGTAGTTAGACAAGCTGTTTTAATTCCACCATCGGTTTCAGAGTTTTCGGAACAGATTGTATCAAATGCTAATAGTGATGGTATTGCTGATTTAACAATCAATTCTTCTGTTGATGTATTGACAAAACCAACTGTTCCCATTTGCTATGCTGAAGATGTTGCTGCTAAAATAATCTATGCAAATAAAAAAATTATTGATGATGCTAATAATAAAATTATCAATAATATGAATGATTTTATTGGGGATATGCAAACTATGATGGGTATAGAACAACAAAAGGCTAGTGATTTACTTCCAGGATTGGAACCAGGTGCGATTGTTAATATAACTGATGAAGAAGTGTTGGATCAAGTTAGAGGTGGTAGTAATTATCTCACCGCTAAAGGAGTTGGTATAACATTCTTTAAAAATATTAAACCAGGCATTACTACTTCACCAGGATCTGGAGCTCTTGTTGATATAACTGTATCATCAGGTGGACTTGCTGGTTTTGGTAATGGAAGTGGTGCTCAACACTTTACTTGGATTAGTCAGGGAACAAATTATACTAACGGTAATCAGAATGCTACTGATGTTGATACTGATGGTGATGGTACTGGTATGAAAATTAATATGGTTGTTAGTGGAGGAGCAATACAAACTATATTTGTTCATACAATAGGTACAGGATATAAAGTAGGAGATACTATCATTCCACATATGGCAGGAGGTGGAAGTTCTGTTGCAGGTAATGGTAGTTTTAAATTAGATATGGTTGCAGGTGCTATTGATGCTGATGGTATTGTGATTGCAAAGAATGGTGGGAATTACCAGACAGGAGATGTATTAAAGATTAATGGTGGTGGATTTGATGCTAGTTTCACTCTTACTGCAGTTAATGATGTACCAAAACCCAAGGAAAAAAGTGCTAAGAAACCAAATGATTTATCAGGATTGCTTAGTAAATTGAATGGTATTCAGGGCAACTTAAGTAAGGCATTGAATTTTGAGAATATGAAAACTAATTTGTTCCCCTTTGAATTACCACCTAATCCTGCAGTTTCTGATTTCTATCAATTAGTAAGAGGTGGTGCTGCAGCAGCAGAGACTCAATTACCTAGTCTTGAAGCTCTTGCGAAGAATGTTAATGTAGATCAACTTATTCCTGATCCTGAACAGGCATTAAGTTTTGTACAACCACAAAAAGGACAACCTAATATCACTAAGTTAGCTGAATTGAGAAATACTGCAGAAGATCTAGTAGATACTGCAGAGGGTTTGGTGGATGATGTAACAGATACCTTTGGAATTGGGTAATAAATATTAATTATGGCAGATACTAAACCTACATTTAATATTTTTGGTCCAGTTACCAATAATGAAATACGAGTTGGTTACATATCCACTGATAGAGGATATGTTACACCTATTGATATTTGTGAAGCTAATAGATATGAGAAGAATAATCCAGGAACTATATTCATATATGAAAACAGGGATAAAGTATTATACTTAGATATTGATCAACTTAATACTTTAAATATTGATGAATTAATACCATCTAAAACAGCATCTGATGGTAGTTGTGATGGATTGCAATTAGAATCACCATGTAATAAAGAAACAGTTGCTAATTTTTATGGTGGTGGAGGTGTTGGTGTACTTGGAAATCCAATTATAGGAACTGATGGTGCTGTATTAGCAGTTGATATTGTTGAAGGTGGTTTTGGATATCAATATCCTCCTATTGTAGAAGTTAAAAATGGTTGTGATATTGGTGATGGATCTCTTTTTGAATCTGTTTTATCTGATGATGGATATACAATAGACACATTAAAATATTATGATGAGTGTCCTGGTATAGAAAGAGTAATTGAATTATGTCCTGAAACTCCTGTAGAGAAGGCAGGTTGGGGAAGAATGTTTAATAAAGAAGGTGTAGATATAGGGCCTTGGGATCCGACAAAATATACTGATAATATATTAGGAGATCCAATTGATTTGGAGATGGCTGCTTATGAGAAACAACTTGCTGAATTTAAAAATCCTTTTTGGACTCCAAGAAGTAATACTCCAGTAACTATAACATCTGATGATAAAGTTTCTAGTTTAAAATATGACGTTTACCATTGGGCATGGGGTGCAAAAGCAGGGATTAATCCTGAAGGTGAAATTGATAACCTTTATATAAAATTATTTGGAAGAAGGGGTGAACCAAGTGGACTGAAATATTGGAGGGATATACAAGCTAGTGGTAAAAATCTTACTCAAGTAGAGGCATCAATGAAGACCTTTCCTGAGTGGAAACGTGTTTGTGAAGGTGAATGTAAACCTGTTATGCCAGATGTTACTTATCTTGCTGGTTCATATTGGGAGTATGATAAAAATAACTTCATGAATAAGTATGCTATATCACCTCTTCCAATGTCTAATGTACTTGGTTCTGATGGTGGTGGAGATTTATATTCTATGGAATGGGATGTGGAGTTTCCTTATGATGGTAATTATACTTTCATAGTTCAATGCGATAATGAGGGAACTTTATTTGTTGATGGTGAAAAACAAAGTGAGTATAATATAGGTGCTGGTGGTGCTTCAGGAGCTACATTATCTCCTCCAGAGAAAAAGATGTTGAATTTGACTAAAGGAAATCATAAAGTTAGATTTGATCTTTTAAATTTAGTAAGTAAAAAGAAAGTTGTTAAACCAGATGAGTTTACTGCAAAAACAAATGATGTAGATTTTAAATTTAATACTTCATCATATCATGGTGCTACTGCATCTATTGAAGGATTGGATATGTATATTGAGAAAGAATATGGTCCTGATAAAGATGTTAGTAAAGATTTTAATCGAAAGGTTGAGTATGGAAGAGTATATGATGTTATATTAACAAGCAATACTTTTAGATCAGAAACTAGACCTTCTAATAATAGAGATATTATATTTGAAGGTCTTCATCCTGTTAATAATCCTATTAATGTTAGTGCCAACAGGAAGAGACTTAATTTAAGGGATGGTGACGGTAGAGATACCAATGCATCTTTTACAATTGATAGTGGTAATGTTAAATTTTCTGCTGATGGTAAAAGATTGGAAGGTAATGGTGAAGTAACTATAAATTTAACATGGAATGATAATCCTAGAAGAGCTGGAGTTGCAGTAAGAAGAATTAAGATAGGAACTACAATTTGGACACAATCTGGTAGAAGTGGTAGTGAAAGTCATAAGATTACTCTTGGTAATATCACACAGCAATTAGGAAGTGATGCTAGTGCAAGTATTAAGTTAAGAACTAAAGGAGAAAGAGTTCTTCAAATGGAAGATATTCCTCATGTACCTATAGAAGATCAAAAGGTTCTTTTTGATGATGTAGTTCTAACTGCATCTCAAGGTAGATTTTTTAATATTCAAGGTAATAAGGCAAAATATACTTTAGATGCACCATTACCTGTAGATAGATCATCAAGTGATGATCTAAAAGTATTTGATACTCTCTCATTCATAGATAAGTCTTCTAGAAAGTTATGGAAAACAAATAATTTAAGTCCTCAACAGAGAAAAGATAGTTCCAATTCTTTTAGTAATCGATATGGTATAACACCATTCAATCCTACTATTGAACATAATACAAATTATCCAGGATTTCATAAAATTGTTTGGGATAATGTTACTTTCCCTGCGACTGCTGACTATGATATTACTATTGCTGTTGATGATAATGTAAGATTAAGAATTGGTGATCAGGTTGATATTCAGAAGGATGGTTTCTCTGTAAGAGGTGACTGGAGAACATCAACTGGAACAACTGTTTATAGTAAGAGAGTTAAGGAGGGAACATATACTTTAACTGCTGACTTGGAGCAAATACGAGGTGGTAAGTATGGGATGAATGCAAATTCAATGTTACTTGCTATTGATATAAGATCTAGAGGTAGTTTGAGAACTGAAGTTGAGAAGAAGAGTTGGAATCAAAATCCTTTTGCTGTTGCATTAGCGATTGAATCTCCACCACCACCTCCACCAAAAAGAGAATTGCCAGATTCGGGTGATGGAGGATGTCCTGAGAATCCAATTTGGTCAACTATGACACCAGGTTCTAGTGAATCATGGTATCCAGCTAATCATAAATCTTGGAGTGAATTTACGAATACATATGCTCTTTCTCCAGTTCCACCTTTAGATACTCCTGGAAGTGATGGAGTTGGTGCATTATATAAAACTTCTTGGAAGATGAATGCTCCTTATGCAGGAAATTATATGATAAAGGGTACAGTAGAAGATACTGGAAAACTTCTTGTTAATGGGAGAGAAATTGGTGGTTTAACTTCACCAACTGAGTTATGTCCTAAGATACAATCTACAAAAGTTTATTTAGAAGAGGGTACTCATGATATTGAAGTTCAAGTTGAAAATAAAAAAGATTATGAGACACCCAAGTTCTTTATAGATCAAAAGATATTTAATACACAAGATTGGCAAAATCAAGTATCAAGAGCATCGGGTAGAACAAAAGATATTGATTTTAAAATAACCACTGCAACATACCACGGTGCTACTGCATCTATAGAAGCATTAGGAATATATCATGAAAAACCATTTGGTGGTGAATATGACCCACCAAAAGATTTTAAAAGAACAGTTGAGTATGGTAGAATATATGATGTGATATTGACGAGTAATACCTTTAGATCAGTTAATGTACCTGTTAATAGTAATCAAATTAATGTTATTAATATGAAAGATCCTGTAAATGGATTTAAATGGATAAGTAGTACAAGAATTGAATATGATGAAGATCCTATTAAAAATGGATGGGATTGTAATGCTGCTTTTACTATTGATAATGTTGTTGGAGGAACAGCTAAATTTAATCCAAATGGTCAGAGAATAGATTATACAGGAGATAATGTTCAAGTTACATTAACATTATCCTATAGAGATAGACGTGCTGCTGATGGATTTGCTTTAGATGCTATTAGGATGGGGAATATTCAATGGACTAGAAATGGTGAAGTGGGTTCTGAAACTCATACCATAACCTTGGGTTCAGGAACTACACAGATTGGGGAGGATATGACTTTTGCAACAGGATCAAATCCAGAAGGTATTAAGTTAAGAACTAAAGGTGAAAGAGTTCTTCAGATGGAGGATATTCCTCATGTACCTATAGAAGATCAAAAGATTCTTTTTGATGATGTTATTATAACTGTAACAGAAGGAAAATTTTTTGGAATAAACGGTAATAAGGCCAAGTATGTGCTTCCTGAACCTCATAATACAAATTTAGATAGAGGTGGTGTTACTTATAAAGGGCCTGCTCTTTTCCACTATACTTTTAAAAGTTGGGGATCATTTATGAATAAGAGTAGTGTTTCACCTGATTATCCTAAGTTTGGTGGTGGAGAACTTGTCACATATGAATGGAGTAATGTTGATTTTCCAAGAGATGGTGAGTACGCAATTAAATTTCAGATGGATCATTCAGCAACTCTTTATCTTGATGGTCAGAAAATACAACAAAATAGTTATATTGGGGTGGAAGGAACTCATGGTCAAGACTTGACTGGTGAGGGAACTGCTAAATTAGTGAAAGTAAAAAAAGGTAAGCATACTCTTTCAGTAAGACCAACTGTTTATACTGAAGAGTCTGGAGGCCCAATAGGATTTATAGATGCTTTGTTCCGTAAACCAAGTCAAGATTATTATAGAGGTACAGCAGCGTTTGATGCTAACCCAAGTGGTTTTGCGATAGGAATTACAATCAAGACCGAAACTGCTCCAGCATTTGGATCAAAAGAAGAGATAGCACAGAGAGGAAAATCATGGAAAGATAATCCTACAGCAATCTCAGCAATAATGATTCCTCCTCCTTGTCCTAAGAAAATAAAAGGAAAGGGTGTTGTTGTTGATGTAATTGTTGATGATCCTGGCGGCCCATATCCAACTCCTGAAGAACCACCTGAAGTAAGTTATCCTGTTACTTTGAAATTGAAAAAGGTAATTCCTGATGGAGGAATTAATTACGATCCTGGTGATAATCCAATTGTATTTCCACCTTATTCTACCGAAGAACCTAATACTCCTAATGATGGCACTGGTGATCAAATTATCATAGATCCTCCTAATGGAGCTAAATTGACTCCTGTATTTGGTCCTCATGGAGTACCTATTGCTGTTAATATAGAGAATCCTGGTCTTGGGTGGACAAAGTATCCTACAATTCGTATGCCATCTGATACTGGTGTTGGTGTTGTCTTCAAACCACAATTTGAAATTGTAAGAGATCCATTAGATGTTGCACCTGATAAATTATTACAGGTTACGGATTTAGTTGGATTGAAACAGACTGGTTATGTTGATGGTAGACCATATTATGGTGCAATATATTATGAAAATGATTTGAAATATGCTGGATTATATGAAACTGTTGGACAAAAGATACGTATCTATGATACACTACAAGATAGCATAGATGCTATGGATAGATCAGATCCATCTGCAATTCAACGTTCAGGAACTGATGTATCAAGTAATGATCCTAGACTTGATATCCCAAACACCCCAGATAATTTAATCTAATATGGCAGGACAAGGTAACAAAGGTAGAAATAACAAACGAGAGGGAAGTGCCAAGCAGAATTACACTGCATTAAAATATGGTAACAACCAAGGATCAATCTCCTTTGGACAGATTCATAAGCAAGGAGATGTTACATCTTCTGTTATGATTGAGACTCCAGATGGTGAACATCAATTATCTCTTGATTTAGACGGTGAAAGAACAGGGTGGACTTGTTCTAGTAGTCCTGGTAATTTTCAGGTAGAGTGTGGTTCTGCTAATCAAGAAGCACAAGATAGTCTTCTTTTAAATGCTAAGAATGGTAATATCATTTTATTAGCCACTAATGGTAAGATTAGAATGCAAGCAACTGATATTGAGTTAGTTGCAGTAGGTGAGGGTGGTGCTAAAGGTAATATTAAAATGACTGCTACAGAATCTATTACAACTGATTCTAAAAAGTTATTGATGACTGCTAAATCATTTTATAGAATTGCTTCTCCACAGACAGGAGAGGTTGTTGCAAACGGAGTATTAAAATTGTATAGTTCTATTATTAGGGGAGTTACTGATGCCGTGGCAGTAAAAGATTCTAAGGTAGGTGGACAAAGATTCCAAAAACAAATGAACGAGGGGGTTTAACATGTCATACAATGTAGATGATATTAATGTAGGAGGTCAGTTAAAGGTTGGTACAGGTATTGATGTTGCTCCTATACAAGAAGGTGATAGTAAGATCAATGGATCAATGTTTGCAGAAGGCCCTGTAGTGATGGGTAGACCTGATGCTTTCTCCGAGATAGAGGGAACATTGATGGTTGGTCCTATTGGTAATGATGATCCTAATATGCCAGAGGACACTGTTCCTTACAGGACAGTGCTTGGACTTTCTGGTGCTCAACCACAAGCAATATTTTCTAAAGGAAATATGTATGTGCAAGGAGATTTATTTGTTACAGGATCTGTTGATTGTTTTTCATCTGGAAGACTAGAAGCAAGACATAAGGCAGCAGATGCCTCTCCTAAGAAGTTTGATATGGAGCATCCTTCTAAGGGTGAGGGTCATCGTCTTGCACATGCCTGTATTGAAGGCCCAGAGGTGGGAGTTTACTATAGAGGTAGACTTAAGAACAGTAATGTGATAGAGTTACCTACATACTGGAAGGATTTAGTACATGCTGACAGTATCTCTGTTCAACTTCAACCAATTGGTGCTCATCAGGATATTATTATAAAAAGATGGGATGATGAGCAAGTACATCTACAGTCAAGAGGCCCTATCCCTATTGATTGTTTCTATCATGTTTATGCTGAGAGAAAGGATGTAAATGCTTTGATTGTAGAATATGAAGGGAAGGATTGGGATGATTATCCTGACAAAGATAACCATGACCCTAAATATGCAGAGGTGATCAACACTAGGACTCGTTAAAATGATTGATGAATACCTTACAAGGTGTGTAGTAGACACATTAAGAAGAACAATTACAATTTATTCTTCTGAAGGAGATGAAAAGGTAGTTAAGTGTGATACGGTAGATGAATTTATGAATGTATTGAATTTAGTACGTGAAACTTGTCCAGAAGATGTGTTAGTGTATTCTGATCCTCTCTGAGGGAAATTAGCTTTTAATTCCAAAAATGTCGGGAAAAAAATCCCCAGGTTTTTTTACCCCCATTAGATCGGCAGAGTTTTTTTGTTATGCTAAATAATCCATAACAAGAACTATAAGTACGAATACAATGGGTCTTTCCAGGTTAGATAATTTTCTAAAGTCAGCGAGAGGGACGATTCTCTATGTTAACCCTAATGATTTAGATGCAACTGATAGTATTGAAAATCAGGGAAACTCATTGACCCGTCCTTTTAAAACTATTCAACGTGCATTAATTGAATCTGCAAGGTTTTCATATCAGAAGGGTTTAGAAAATGATCGTTTCGCAAAAACGACTATATTAATATATCCAGGCGATCATGTGATCGATAATAGACCTGGTTATATACCAATTGCTGCAAATCAGTATCGTTTGCGTAATGGGTCAACAACAAATAATTTACCTCCATTTGATTTAACATCGAATTTTGATCTTTCTACATCAGACAATGAATTATACAAACTTAATAGTGTTCATGGTGGTGTAATTGTTCCAAGAGGAACTTCACTTGTTGGACTAGATTTAAGAAAGACAAAGATAAGACCAAGATATGTTCCAAATCCAACAAATGATGATATAGAGAGATCTGCTCTATTCAGAGTTACTGGTGGTTGCTATTTCTGGCAATTTTCAATGTTTGATGCTGATCCTAATGGTCAGTGTTTTAAGGATTATAGTGAAAACCTCTTTGTTCCTAATTTTTCACATCATAAGCTAACTTGTTTTGAATATGCAGATGGTGTTAATAATGTAAAAATCAATGATTCCTTCATTAGTGGTACTGATGGAGAATTTGATAGAACAGACCTTCAAATGTATTATGAAAAGGTTGGTCTAGTTTATGGTGCTTCTTCTGGTCGTGCTATTGAGCCAGATTATCCAAGTTCTGGTCTTGACATTCAACCAAAAATTGATGAATATCGCATAGTTGGGTCTCAAGGTAAAACTGTTGGTATTTCTAGTATCTTCTCTGGAGATAGTGTAATTGCAAATACAACTGTTACCGTTTCTACCAATACTCCTGTTCCAGAATTGCAGGTAGATACTCCATTCAGTATTAAGGATGTTGGAGTAGATGAATATAATGGTCAATTTGTTGTATCTGAGGTTATTAATCCTAGTAAGATTAAATATCAAGTACAGAATGCCCCAATTGTTGCAAATCCAAGTTCTGCAGGTTCTGAATTAAGTTTAACTGCAAATACTGTTACATCTGCATCTCCATATATTTTCAATGTATCTTTAAGATCTGTATTTGGTACATGTGGACTTCTTGCTGATGGTAAGAAAGCAACTGGATTTAAATCTATGGTGGTTGCTCAATTTACTGGTATTGGTTTACAAAAGGATGATAATGCATTTGTATTATATAATACAACTAATGGTGAATATGATGATAGTACAGCAGTAACTTCTGTTTTAAGTAATAATTCAAAGGCAATCTATAAACCTTCTTATAGAAACTTCCATATTAGAGTAACTAATGATGCCTTTATTCAGGCCGTTTCTATATTTGCTATTGGTTATGCAGAGCATTTTTCATCTCAGAATGGTGCTGATATAAGTCTTACAAACTCTAACTCTAATTTTGGTTCTAAGTCATTATCTGCATCTGGATTTAAGAAGGATGCATTTACCCAAGATGATAAGGGTTATATAACTCATATTATTCCACCAAAACAATTACCTCTTTCTGAAGTATCTGTAGAGGTTGAATCTTTAGATGTTCAGAAAACTGCTGTTGGTGTTGCATCTACAGGTAATCTTTACTTATATGGTAAGACTAATCCAGATACCCCACCCGAAAATGTTATTGAAGGATATAGAGTTGGTGCAAGAAAGAATGATGATCTTAAGGTTCTAATTTCTGATGCTGGTGCAGTAACAGAGAAGAAAGCAAGAATTGTTATGGCTGGATCTCAGTCTAGTTCTGAGAAATCTTTTGATGTTGCTAGAACTGCAACAGGTAATACAATTACAAATAACGTAATTCGTTTAGATGCTGCTCATGACTTTATTAATGGAGAATCCGTTAGAGTTATTAGTGATAATGGACATCTTCCTGATGGTTTAGATGCGAATACCTTATACTATGTAATTACAACTGGTAGTGGTATTAATACAAATACTGATGTTAAATTATCTAAGACATTAAGTGATGCACTAATCACAACTGCTGGACAAGAACTAACAATCAATAACCGTGGTGGTTCTTTAAAGGTTGTAAGTAGAGTATCTGATAAGAATTCTGGTGAGTTAGGTCACCCAATTCAGTTTGATACTACAAATAGTCAGTGGTATGTAAATGTTTCTACCACTCCAAGTGAGAATACCATTTATCCAAGTCTTGTAAGCTTAGGAACAACTGTTCTTGGTAGTGCAACTCCTAGAACATTTATTACTAGAATACCTGATGCAAGAAATGCTGATGACACCATTTATCGTGCAAGATATGTAATTCCAAAGGATGCAGGAACCGCAAGACCACCAAGTGATGGATTTATTCTTCAGGAATCAAATACTGGTATTGGTGCAACTGATGCAGAAGTTCAATCATACTTCGGATCAGGAACTCTTACGAATGAAAATCAATTAAGGAATTTTAGAATTGTTGCTGATGCAAATTGGAGTGGAACAGAAGTTTCCGTTCAGACTGAATTACCACACAATTTAACGGTTGGTTCTGAAGTTGAACTTGTTAATGTTAAGAGTACAACTAATACAACTGGTGTAGGTAACTCTGGATTTAACAGAACATTTGCCGTTACTGGTATTAGTAGTGCAAAGAACTTTACTGTAGGATTAACAACAGATCCAGGTACATTTACAAGTGATGTTACTTCAAGAACAGTATCACTACCATACTTTAAGAGAAAGAGATTTAAGGATACTTATTATATTCAAGGAAGTCATGAAGCTCAGAAGTTTATTGCAGGAAGTCAGGATGGTATCTATTACTTAACAGTAGTAAATGCTTCAAACTCTCCTACTATATCTGAGTTTGCTGGTGATAAGTATTCACAACCTGTTAAGGAACTATTCCCACAAACAAATAGGGATAATCCAGTATCTGATCCAGAAGAGACAAAATCATTTGCCGTTCCTGATATGATCGGTAAAGTTGTTGTTAATGATGTTCAGAAGAGTATAACAAAAGAAACTCTTACCAAATTCAATAGAGATGTTGATACGGGCATCGCACTTAGTAACATTGTTTCAAGTACAACAGGTATTGCACATACTCTTCATTCAAGTGTAGATCATGGATTAAATAAGGCAACACTTGTAAGTATTGCAAATAGTGGAAATGGATATGGTATTGGATCTGCTGTTGAAGAAACATATTATAATGCTAACTTAGTATCCATAGGTGCTTCTGTAACTGGTGTTAATGCTACTGCAAAAGTTACTGTTGCTCCAACAGGTGGTATTACTGCTATCGAATTGATGGATGGTGGTAGTTCATTTAATGTTGGAAATACATTAGCAGTTGTTGGTATTGCAACTACAACTGGATATAGTCAAGCAACTGTTACTGTAAGTAAGGTATATGATAATACTGGTGACTCCATTAGGGTTGTTGGTGTATCATCTGCAACTTATGCTGGATACAATTCAACATATAGGATTACTGGTGTTGGTACACAGGGTAAAGAGATCTATGTAACATCTACGTCTGCTATTAGTGGAGTTTCTACCACTGGTATTGGAGCAACAGCAGCTGCAGGATCATATTCATACTTAACGGGAGAATCACTAAGAGTCAGTTCAATTGTTTATAACAATGTTGTTGGACTTGCAACAGTTACAACAGTAAATAATCATGGATTAAAAGTTGATAATAGAGTTGAATTTGTAGGTGCAGATCAGGCATTATATAATGATTCATTTGTTGTAACTGAGAATGTAGGATTATCTACTTTTGTTGTTAATATTGGTGTTAATGCATCATCACCAGCAACAACAGGAACTATCTTTGCATATCGTGATGGTTATGCATCAAATGGTGGATTAATTACTGTTGACGATGAAAATCTAAATGGTCGTATGATTCCATCTTATGCTGGAATTACAACTACATTGGCAGCTGCTGTTACAAATACAACAACAGAAACTGTAGCACTTAATGGTAGATCTGGTCTTGATATAAGGAATGGTGATTACTTTACAATTGATGATGAGATTGTAAGAGTTAAGACCGCACCATCAGGAGTAGGTGATTCTGTAAGTGTATTCCGTGGAGTATTAGGTTCTAAGAGAGCTACTCATATTAGTGGTTCTTTAGTTAGAAGGATACATATTAATCCAATTGAACTTAGAAGACACTCTATTATTCGTGCATCTGGTCATACATTTGAATATGTTGGATATGGTCCAGGTAACTACTCAACTGCACTTCCTGACAAGCATGATAGGGAAATAACTCCTGAAGAGGAACTATTAGCACAGTCAATCCGTAAGGATGGTGGTGTTAACTTCTATACTGGTATGAATGCTAAGGGTATATCATTCACTGGTAATAAGAAGTCAAGTAGTATTACAGGAAAAGAAGAAATCTTTGATACACCAGTTCAAACAGTAACTGGTGAGGATATTGGAAATCTTGAAGATCTTAATGTAACTCAGGCAACTGAAGGTGTATTCTCAAGATCAATTAGAGTTGAGGGTGGTCCTGATAACAAGGTAGCAACTGAGTTTAATGGTCCTATTATTGTTAACAATAAGTTGACTGTTAATTCTAGTGAAGGATTTGAGGCTAACTCATTATTCTTACAGGGTGATAAGACTGTATCTAGAAAGTATACTCTTTCTGGATCAACTCCTATTCTTGCAGGTAATCCTGGTGATATCACATACTTCTCTGATCCATCACAAGGTGGATATGCTGGATGGATCTATAGTGTAGATAATGAGTGGAGAAGATTTGGTAGTGTTGGTCTTGCTAAGGATGCAAATATAAATGTATTCGATCAAGTAGGAATTGGAACTACCACACCTGGCACAAATACACTTCAAGTAGGTGCTGGAACATCTCTTATTGCAGTAAGTGGTGCTGGTGATGTTGGTTTTGGAGTAACCGCTAGTGGCTTTAAGTTTAATGTATCTGGTAATTCTAATATTACTGGTATATTAACTGCAACTAAATTTGTTGGTGATGGTTCTGGATTAACTGGAATCAATGCAGCAGCAACTGGATGGACTAATTATGTTGGTAGTGGATCATCTATAACATACAATACAAACTTATCTAGTAACGGCCGAGTTGGTATAGGAAGTACAATTCCTAGTTTCCTTCTTGAGGTTGGTACTGTAGGAACAGGTGATACCACATTAAATGTGAATGGTCATGCAAGATTTGTAGATCAAATTGATGCCAATACTGTAAATATTACTGGTATTCTTACATCAGTAAATTATAATTTACAAAGTGCAACTGGTAAGATAACAGTTGGTGTTATTACCACAACTGATCTTAAGGTTGGGTCTGGATCAACTATTCTAGCAACATCTGCTGGTGGAATAGGTATCGGAATATTAAATGCAAGAGCTAATTTGGATGTTGAAGGTCATACAAGACTTAAGACTTATTCTGAAAATGTTGGAACACTTTCAGTTGATTCAAATGTAGCAACAATTGATTTGAGTACTGCACAAACATTTGATTATACTTTATCTGATAATATTACAAGTTTCAAGGTAATTAATGCACCTGCAGGATCTTCATCCTTTGTTTTAAAAATAACTCAGGATGGTGCTGGATCTAGAACAGTTGGTATAGATACATTTGTAGATGGATCATCAACTACAGTACCAGTTTATTGGCCTGGAGGAGTAGCACCTATTGTCACATCTACACCAAATAGAAGTGATATTATATCATTTAAGATTATAGATGGTTCTAATTTAGCCGCAAATGGATTATTTGGAGTTATTACTGGTCAAAATTTTAGTTAATAATGAATCAAATTTTTAGAAATAAGCAAACAGACTTGGATCTTAATGGTCCAAATCTGTCATTTACAACTAACCCATCAAATCAAAATGGTAATACAGGTGATAGTGTATCATTTGTAGGAATTGCGACAGCAACATTTCCTAATGCTGCTGATAATTCAGGATCAATTGATTATCAATGGTATGAAGTTGGTGTTGGTAAGTTAAGTGATGGTGGAAAATTAGCAGGAACTGCTACGACTACTTTGACTCTTAGTAATTTAGTAACACCAGGTGATAATGGAAGACAGTTTTATCTAGAGGCTGACTATACACCATCATATTATCAAACAGGAAATGCAATTAATGAACCTTTAAATTCTGGAATTGGTAGTGTCACTGTTGCCGATGTAATTCAAATTACAACACAACCAATTCCAATTACAGGAATAACAACAACAAATAATACATTTAATGTTGTATCTAACGTAAATGGAGATACGCAAAATTTATCATATCAATGGCAAGTGGATGGAACTAATGTAAGTGATGGGACAATTACAAAACAAAGTGTAGAAACTGTAGGTAGTAATGTAAGAGTAACAGAACAAACATTTACAACTGGATCATTTACTATACCTGCAAATGCTACTGATATTAGAATAGATCTTGGATCTGGTTGTGGTGGTCGTGGTGCGGATACTCATCTCAATAGTGGTGGTGATGGTGGTGATGGAATGGCTGCATGGTTTACTATTCCATCAAGTTCATCTGCAAGAACAGTTTTTATTGAGGTTGGTAGGAATGGAAATGATGGATTGGTAGGAACAGAAAGTATTGGTGGATTTGGTGGTGCTATTGATGGAAGTTCTTTGGCAGGAGGTAATGGTGCAAAATCTGGTTCTACAGGATTAAATGGATCTGGAGGTGGTGGCGGTGCTCCTACTACTGTAACAATTGATGGAACACTTGCAATTGTTCTAGGTGGTGGTGCTGGTGGTGGTGGAGCTAGTGAATCTGGTGCTGGAACTAATGGTGGTGATGCAGGTCCAACATCTGGAAGTGTAATTTTCTATGGTTTATCTGATAGTGATTCTTTTTCATCTGTGAATGGTGTATCTGCTGTTACATCAACTGGAGCTGGTGGAGGTGGAGGTGGAGCAGGAGCTTCGTTTACATATAATTCTACTACTTATGGTGCAGCTAATGCAGGAACTTCGGGATCATCTGCAACTGGTGGTGAGTATGGATTGAGTGCATATAAAACTAGTTTAGCAACTCTTGATGGTGGTTCTTATAATAGATATGAGAAGTTTCGTGGTGCTGGTTCTGGTTGGGCATTTCTTACATATACTACTACTTCAACTACAAACACAAATGATACTAAAACTACCACTGTAACTGGTGCTCAAACTGCGTCTTTAACATTAAATACTGATAAGGTAGGTGTAGCATATACTGTTGGAGTTCAAATTACAGCAACTGCAAGTAATTCTCCATTAACATCTGATATTGTTGGGTATAATGTAGTATCACAGTTTGATCAAGCTATTGTTAATATAGAGGCAATTGGAATTACAACTTCTGCTTCTCTTTCAACAATTAATTTGAGTAATGGTGAAATTACTTTTACTTCATCAGATACTAGAACAGATAATACAAATACTATAAGAGAATATGTATTATACTCTCCAGAGAGAGATATTGATGTTGAGATGGATATGTATGGTGGGAAGGGGTATGATAATTTTGTAAATGGAACATCTTTTGGTGGTCAAGGTGGATATGGTAGGATTAGATTTACTTTAGAAAAGAATGTTGAATATGTATTAACTGGAATATCTACTGCAATTGGTTCCCCTGCATTGTATAGAAAAGCATCTTTACTTGCTATTGTTGGTCAAGGTGGATCTGGTGGTCAGCAAGGTGGTGTAGGTGGAAGAGGAGGTGGACATAATATTGCTGGACAAAATGGTGGTGGTAATATAGGTGGTTCGGGTGGAACTACTTCTACTCCAGGAGTAAATGGTAGTTTTGGTTCTATAATCAATGCTTCTTTACAAACAGGAGATTCTCAATCAGTTGCACCGAACGGTGGAATAATACTTTCTTGTCCAAAAGGTATTTACTGGGCTCAACAAGGTGTGACACAATGTAGTGATGTTGGTAATGTTCAATATAGATTATCTGATGGATCTATAGTTACTAATACTTCTTCTTCTATAACTAGAGGATATAAAACTGGATATAATATTATCGAAACTGCAGGAGCAGCAGTTGGTAATGGTGGTATTGGTGGTAATGGAGCGAATGGTGGTAATGGTGGATCTGGTCAAGGTGGTGGAGGAGGTGGTTCTGGATATGCTAGTGGTGTAACTATTGTTTCTTCGCAATTGGGTGGTAATCAATTTAACGAACCTAGAGTAATACTTAGAGTTGTCTGACTATAAATAATAAAAAAATAGGGGGAGAGTGAACCCGAAATAACATGGCTGTAAACAAGAATTTTGTAGTAAAGAATGGGTTAGAGGTAGGAACCGACCTTATTCTTGCTAATACTACTAACAGCAGAGTTGGTATAGGGACATCCTTACCAACAGATACCCTCCATGTGAACGGAGGAATCGCTGGTACAGATTTTGTTATTTCGGGTATAGCAACAATACCAACGTTGAATTCAACGACTGGTACGATTACTAACCTTTCTGCTACTACCATTTCGATGGGTAGCACGGCAGTAATAAATTCCGCAAGACAGTTACAAAATATTGCATCATTAGATGCCACAACTACAGCAACTATTGAAGCTGCTATCGAAGCAGGCCCAAATACGTTTGCTAATTTAAATATTACAGGTGTATCTACATTTGTTGGACTTGCTACATTTGGTAGTGGATTAGAAGTTCAATCTGGTGTATCCACATTTACAGGAGCAGTTGATATTAATGGTGGTATTACTGCTAATACACTTCAAGTAGAAGATTTAACTATTAATAAAGTAGTAACTGTTGGTGCTGGTGGAGAATTACAAGATAGTGCTAATTTAGGATTTGATGGATATACACTTACACCTGCTGGTGTGCTTGTTACAGGTGTAACTACTTCTACTGGACTGATAGACGCTAATGGTGGACTTAGTGTTTCAGGAAATACTACTCTTGACTCAGCAGTTATTGGAGGAATTGGTACTTTCAATAGTGATGGTGCAAATATACTTGGTATTGTAACTGCAACTGCTTTCCACGGAGATATTTCTAATGCTACTGGTGTTAGTTCGTCTATTGTTGCATCTGTTGGTATTCAATCTGGTGGTGTAGTAGTTGGTGCAGGTATTACGGGACTTAACTTTGTTGGTGCTGGTAATTCTATACTTGTAAATGGATCTGATGCTGGTATAGTTGATATTAGTATTGCTGGTGGAGGCGGTGCTGGTGCTGCAACTAGTGTTGGTGGTAATGCTCCTGTTGATCCTGAATTGGGACAACTTTGGTATAATAATACAACTGCGAGAACATTTGTTTATTATGATGAGGTACAACTTGGTATAGGTGCTAGTTCATACTGGGTTGATGCTTCACCATTTGATATGCAAGGTCAGTTTATTGAGAAAACTGGCGATAATATGGGTGGAGCTCTTGGATTTGCAGCAGGAACAACAGGTAATCCAGGACTTTTTGTTAATGGTTCAACGAATACTGGTATATATTCTCCAGCTGCAAATGAATTTGGATTTGTTACATCAGGAGTAGAGAGAATTCGCATTAATGCGACTGGTACAAATATTGTAGGAACAACTACTGTTACTGGAAATATTAATGCAGTAGACGGTGTATTCACTGGTAACGTCACTGTTGGGGGTACATTAACTAAGCAAGATGTAACCAATGTAGATTCTATTGGTGTTGTTACTGCAAGACAAGGTGTTTACTTTGGTAATGCTGGAGCAGGAACATTAATTCAAGGTACTTCAGGTGGTATAGGTATTAACTCTTCATCTCCAGTTGGTACTCTTGATGTTACGACTACTGCTGGAACTGGTTCAACTGTATTCATTTATGCTGCTAATCATAATACAAGTGTTGCATCACAGGCAGAATTGAGATTTGGTTATGCACACTCAGGTTCTCCTGAAGGTATTGGTTATATAAAATTAAAAGAAAATGGTACTAATGCTTTTGATGGAAATTTAACATTTGGTGTTCCTACTAATAATGGGTCTGGTGGTAGTGTAACAAATGATGTTTTAACCATTAAGGGTAGTAACCAAAATGTTGGTATTGGAACTGATATTCCTCAAAATAGTTTGCACATCGAACAACCAGGTGGTGCAACAATAAGACTTACTAGATTAACAAATAATGCTTCTAATAATGCTCAAATTAGTTTCAGTGGAACTGATGTAAATTTCGCAAATAATGGTGGAGCTAGTGGTAATATTAAATTTAGTAATAATGGTTCAGAAAAACTTCGTATAGGTGCATCAGGCCAACTTGGTATTGGTGGTGCTAACTACGGAACAGCAGGGCAAGTACTTAAATCAGCAGGAAACTCTACAACTGTTACTTGGGGTGATGCAACTGTTGGTGTATCATCTGCAGGAACTTCAATAGGAAATGCAACTGTACTAAACTTTATTGGTGCTGGTAATACATTTGCTGTTGATGGTTCTACGGTTGATATTAGTATCGCTGGTGGAGGCGGTGGTGGATCAGGTGACTTCAATACTGGATTGTCTGGGGAATTCCACGGAACTGCAGTTGGTATTGGTTCTACTGTATTCACATTCCCATCAACTGCTGGTAAGAAGTACATTCTTCGTTCACTTCTTGCTACTAACGTGGCCACAGCAAATACTGAAGTTAATGTAATTGGTGCATTTGACTTTAATGGAGGAGAAAGAAGTTATATGGGATATAACCTTCCAATTCCTGTAGGTATGGCTGCTGAATTACTACGTCAACCACAAGTTTTAAATCCATCAGATAAGATTCTACTTAGATCTACTGACATTGATAGAAATGGTGTTGACAGTGTTGTTGAATATTATGGAACATATGAAACCCTTGATAGTGGAACTGATTATGTTGGAGTTGGATTGGGAGCTAATACATTGAATAATACAAATCTAAACACTCTATATACTTCAACTGGAGCACCAAGTGTATTACAATCTATTAGAATCGCTAATATAAGTGATGCTGGTCCTAAACCAATTACTGTTCAGGTTGTTGATGGTGGAGAAACCATAAGACTTGTTGAGAATCTAATAATTCCAAAATATGGATCTGTTGAAATATTAGATAATCAGAAGAGAATTGCTTCTGGTGCGATTATTAAAGTACAATTGGATGAGGCAAGCACAATGGGTGTTCAATTATCTGCTAAGAAAATAACTGTTTGATAAATCATGGCTGAAAATAGAGGTGTTTTTAGACTTAGAACTCTAAGAACAGAAAATGTACAAGGAGATGGAGTAGCAGTTACTGATGCTTGGGTTCCTCCTGCCCCCATAGCAACAGAAGATGCCTCCTATATGGTTGGTGGTCTGAGGAATGAGTATGACTCCACTAACAGTGCTTCTAATGTAAGTAGTGAGACATATAAGATTACATATGCCACAAGCACGACTTCAAGATTGCCAGGATCTAATCTTAATAATCCAATGTATGGTGGACTGGGAATGTCCTCTCTTGTTGCTATGTATTCTGGAGGTGGTCCTAATGTACCTGGATTAAACCCTAACCAGACAAATGTTCGTAAATTAACTTATGCAACTGGAGCTTGGGCTCTTCTACCAGGTTCTAATGGACTTAAAGTTGAACCTAAACAATCTACTCAAGGAGTAGGTGATGGTATGAACTTTGGATATTATTTTGGTGGTGTGAATCAGATGGATGGTTCTTCAAGAACCAGTTATACCCAGAAATATACTTTTGCTTATGATACTTCAGAACGAATACCTGGTGCAAATCTTTCTTATGATTTTTATGGAGCAACAGCAGCAGGAAATCAGGAAAAAGCAATTGTAACGGGTGGGAATATTGGTTCTCCTTCTTCACTAAGCACAAAAATTAGTAAGTTAACATATTTAAATGAGACTATGGTGCAAGCACCAGGTATTTACTTAGGTAATAGTAAGTATAAAGGAGATGGTGAAGCAGCAGCTGCGAATAATCAATATATCTGGTATGCAGGTGGTATGCAAATAGGGCCTCAAGGTGGTTCATTAATAGGTCAGACAACAGTGTCGAGACTTACTATGTCAATTGATTCGATTGAGTATAGTCTTCCATCTACTCAATTAACTTATGCGACATTTAGACATGGTGGAGTAGATAATGGGTCTGATGGATATTTTGCAGGTGGAAATAGTTGGAATAATGCTGCACCTGCTGGACCTGGTGGCCCTTATAGTAGTGCTAATAAATTAACTTTTAGTAATGGTACTATGGCAGCAACGCCAGGTGCTAATTTGGGTCAAGCAACGTCTCTAATGCAGACTGCGGGCCCTAGACAATACTCAACTCCAAGTCCTGCACCTGGTGGAGCTCCTTATAGATGGATAGATGATCTTGATCCTAAAACCTTAAATGTAGGATACTGGTCAGGTGGTGGAGGATCTCCATCTCAAACTAGTAGTACTGATCAGATAGATTTCAATTCTAATACTCGTTCAGCACTTCCTTCTAGTACGATGCCTAGAGATGGATCAAATTATGCTGGTGTTCTTTCTGATACTACAAAAGTATTGGTAAGTGGTGGAGAACCAAGTGGTGGTAATAATGATTTTATTAAATTTACATATGCCACTAAAACTTATTCATTCCTTCCTGGTGCTTATCCTGGTGTAAAAAGAACAAGAAATAATGATAATAATAGTATAGTACAACCATCAGTGGGATATATTGTTGCTGGTCAAAATGATTCAGGTAATGTATTAATATCTAGTACTGATAAAATCACATTTGCTACAGATACAGCAACAACAGTTCCAGGAGCAAATTATTCTCATGCTGCAAATTATATAGCTTCATGGGGAGATGTTAATTTGGCACATGGATATGCTTATGGTGGAAATCGTGATGCTCCATCTAGTTCAAATGTAGCAGTATCAACGATCAATAAACTTACTTATGCTACTGAAACTGTATCAAACATTCCTGCAAATATAGGTACAAATCCTGGTTCTTTTATGCATTCATCAATGTCCAGTTCTACTCATGGATATATTATGGGTGGAAGATATTATCCTGGATCTAATGAAATACCTGGTGATGTAGAGAAGTTTAATTTTTCTACCGAGACTAGATCTACGGTTCCACAACCAGGTCCAGCATATCGGGTCTATAGTGCTAATGCAACTGGCAATTCAACTGATGGATATTCTGGAGGTGGACAAGCTACTAATTACCCACAAAGATATAGCACTGTTAGAAAATTGAGTTTTACAACTGAAACTTTTTCAGTTTTAGGTGAAGCTAGTAGTTTTTCTCCAGGTTCAGGTAGAAATAGATCAGCTGCATTTAGTCAGATGTCAAATGGTAAACCTGTTCCAACTGCACCAACAGCAACACCAACTTCTCAAACTGTTCCTCTTCTTAGCCCTTCTGCTACTAATACTGCTCTTACTGCGTTTGGTTACAATCCTAAAAGTGGTAGTAATCCGATGGCAATCTATAAAACTAATTTAGCTACTGATACCAATCAGGGAGAAGCAGCTACTCTATCGATAAGAAGATTTGAATATGCGTCAAATAGCACTGAGACAAATGGATACTTCCATGCAGGAAAAGATCCAGCAGGTAGTTATGCTCCAAATAGTGATAAAGTAAATTATGCGACTGATAGTAGATCTCAAATACCAGGTTTAATGGGTGGTACTACAGGTAACTGGAGAGGATTTGGTGCAACTGGTAATCCTACTCATGGATATTCTGCAGGTGGACTTAATTGGCCAAGTGGATATTCTACTCATTTCTTAAAAATGACCTGGTCGAGTGATTCTACACAACAAATACCAGCAACTCTTAATCAAGGAAGAATTTTTATAAATGCAACAGGTAATCGTGAAATAGGTTATTGGATAGGTGGAGAAGGAAATTCTCCAGCAGCTTTTAATACTACTGATAAAATGGTTTATTCTTCAGATACAGCATCAGTTTTACCTAGTATAACTGCAGGAAGATCTAAGGCAGGAGCCGTATCAGGAAGTCCTTATAGTGGATATCTTTTAGGTGGTGAAGATACTCCTTCTTCAAATACTAATTCTGGTTATAAAATTAATATGAGTAATGAAACAGGATCAGTTGTCCCATCAATTTCTTTAAATGGACATCCAAGTTATATGAAATATTTTGCTCAAGCAAGTGGAAATACTACTGATGGTTATACTTTTGGTGGTGCTTCAAGTAACCCTTCTGGTCATGATAACACTGGAGTTCAAAAATTGACTTATAGTTCAGAAACTGTTGCATATGCTCCTGGTGCAGCATTACCATTACCTTTAAGTGCTGGAGCTAGCACAACAGCAAGAGATCATTCAATTTCTCAAAATCCATCTCCAGTAAATCTTTAGTTGCATATTAGTGTAAGTATGTTATAATATAAAAAAAGATAATTTATGAGTGTCGTGATTGCCCTCCCAGCTCATGGGGGAATTGTAATGGAAAAAACAACTCTGGGGTTATTCAATCTCGGTAAACTTTTTTTGAGAAATAATATTGATCATGGATTATTAACACTTACTAATTCTTCCCTGATTACACAGGCAAGATCAAAATGTGCTAATTTCTTTATTAATAATACAGAGTTTGAATATTTGTTCTTTTTAGATAGTGATATAGGTTTTGAACCAACTGATGTAGTAAAGTTATTAAATTATAAATTGCCAATGGTATCTGGGACATATCCCATGAAAACGATACCTATGAGATATTGTGTTAATGTTAAACAACCAGAAGAAAGAAAGGGAGATTTGCTTAAAATTGATGGGAATGGAATGGGATTTTGTTTGATACATCGTAAAGTTTTTCTTGATGTTGCAAAAGCCCATCCTGAATTAAAATATACACCTGAACTGAAGGATAGTGATGTTCCTCCTACAGAGGCAGAAATGGATAATTCATATCATTATTTTGCTGAATTGAAGAAAGGTGATGGATTTGTTGCGGAAGATAAAAGTTTCTTTGCAAGAGCTGAGGCAGTGGGTTATGAGATGTGGTTAGATACTAGTATTGCATTGAATCATTGTGGGTTTCATATTTACGAAGGTGCTGCTCAACCAACAGTAGAACCTGTACCTAAACCACTTCAAAAGTGGGGATACTATAACGGATAATTATGAAATCAGGAGCAACCGAGACATCATATATGTATTTACATGAGCATTATCAATTTCCTGATAATGTTTTTGTATCTCATTTACCTGATCAGATAAAATTATCAGATCATGCATATAAAATTTTATGGGCTCATCATGCATACGATCAACATCTTTTCTATGAATTTGATCATAATATAGTTAATCATATTGTATCTCCTTCGGAATGGAATAGACAGATGTTTATTCGATATCATAAGGTTCCAGAAGATAAGATTAGTGTAATTCCTAATGGAGTTGCTGAAATGTTTTCCTATTCAGATAAGAAGACAAAGAGTATGATTTATACTTCTATACCATATAAAGGTTTGGAAGTGCTTGCTAAAGTGATTCCTATTGTCCATAAAAAGCATCCTGATACTAAATTTAAGATATTTTCATCAATGTCTTTGTATGGTGATGATCAATTAGATACTTATATTGACACATATGATTTACTTAAATCACTTTCTAATGTAGAATACTCAAGAGCAATCGATAGAGAAAACTTAGTAGAGCATTATCAAGAGGCTGCATTCTTTGTTCATCCTAATAAATGGGAAGAAACATTTTGTGTTTCAATGACCGAAGCAATGAGGTGTGGTGCATTTCCAATCATTACTGATATTGGAGCACTTGCTGAAGTCGCTGGTGAAAACAATGCACAAATAGTTCCCATAGAGGGAAACCCTACAAATAAAGGGTATGAGGTTACAGACAACTTCATAAATAACTTTGCTGAAACTTGTTGCTTGATTTTAGATCATTATGATAAGGATAAGTCTTATCATAAACAAGTCTCAAAAAGAATTTCTGATTATGTTATTGAAAAATATAATTGGAAGACCATTTCCAACCAATGGAAAACTTTAATACATAGCATTACTGGAGAATCAATTACTATGACTGAATCAAATGAAAACATTGTAGAAACAACTGCAAAGAAAGAAACTTCAATGTTGCCTTATGATCCAATTAATGCACATCAAGCAGTAACTGATGAAGATTATTTGCAGATTGCTTCTGAGAATGTTTTTAGGTGGGAGCAAAGTGATAGAGAGATGGCTCAAGGAAGAACTAACTTCCAACTTGAGAAATTTATTGGTTTGAATACTCATAACCTATCTGTTACTTTTGAGCATATTTTGAAAGAACGCAGAATTATGGCAAGTGGTTATATGCAGAAACTTATTGAAATGAAAGAAAGAGTTCGTGAGTTTGATTGGAAGTGGGCAAATCATGAGGATAAAACACAACCTTTGATTTATGATGTTGGAACTGATGGTGGTAGAAAAAATCTTTGTTGGTATGATTTAGAGGAACTTAATCTTACACATTACTTAAGATCTAGTGAACTTGAAATTCGTGATCGTCTTCATCAAATGGAGCATATGGATAAGATGATGGATAAGTTGGTGGAACAAAATGGTGGTGTACCTCCAAATAGAGCACAGTTCTTAGAAGAGAATGAGGAATATTGGGATACTCGTCTTGCAGAACAGGCTCTTGATGATCTTATGGCATCACGTACTGGTATTTCTATAGGTAACATTCAGGCAATGCGTCGTGCATCTGGCCCTGCTATTGTAGATCCTAAGAATGAATTGAAAGAAGGTTATCTTCCTATGGATACTTTGCTTACACAAGCAGGAAAAGATGAATTTGTAAAAGATCTTCAGAATAAGGTTCTTCGTGGATATGAGAAATTATCTGGTAAAAATCTTGGTGCAATAAAACCTGCAGAAGAGAAAAAGCAGATAGAAGGAGAAAAGAAAGGAGGTTATTATTCAACAGGTGAAGGATTTGGTCGTTAATGAAACAAAAAATCTTTGTTATTGATAATTTTATTGAATTTCCTATTGCATATTATGATAAAATTATTAAACCTGAATTTAGATTAAAGATAGAGGAGCAATATCCTGAGAGTAAAATCTTTCAGAATATATCCTCTATTCTTAAATCTGAGATTCAAGTATTAGAATGTAACGATCATATTCTAAAAGAAAATGATAGATACCCAATCTGTTGTCATCAGGGAAGTGATTATATTGGAGTTTTATATTTAAGTTTACCTCTTGTCAACTGGGGTGAGGTTGGTATTAAATTTTATTCTCATAAAGAAACTGGTCTTGATTCATTTCCAACTCAAGAACAAATAAAAAAACATAATATTACTGATATATCTAAAACATTTGATTGTAATGCAAAGTATTGGAAAGAATATGGATCTATACCAATTAAACATAATAGATTGATTCTATTTCGTAGTGATTTATGGCATTCTTATGGTAATGGATTTGGTTCAGATCTAAATACTTCTATGCTTTACAAGAAGATTATTATAAAAAATGGCTAGTACTACCAGAAACATTTTTACTTTAGGTGAGTATAATGATGCCACCATAGAAGGTGAAGGTGTGCCACTGCCTTCTGTTTGGGCTGGAGATACAAGATTTGTAGATGGTAAAGCAAAACTACCTTCTAATATGTATTTTACTGGAGGTAATGGGTATCAACCTGGATATCCATCAAGTCTTCCAGAAAAAACAACATATGCTGATAAAATTGATATATCAACTGATACTAATTCTAGTGTACCAAGTGCTCAATTGCCATTTACTATAGGTGCAACTGACGATGGTTTCAATACTCCATCAACTACTATATCATGGTATGCTGGAAATCAGAGAACTAGGGTTTATAAATTAACTTATTCCACTGAGTCGCAGTCGTCTAGTCCGAGTGGAACATTTGCAAATGGACCTGGTGGATCTGATGAATGGACGCAGAAGGCTGCAGTAGGAAATGATGAAACTGGTTATTTTGCTGGTGGAGATCAATCAAATGCTACTTCTGTAGTTCAAAAAATAGTTTTTTCTGAAGAGACTTTTTCCAATTTACCTTCAACTGCTAATTTGCCTGGTAATAGAACTAGGCAATCAAGTATTGGACATGAGACACGAGGTTATTTTGTAGGAGGATTTCCTACTACTGCAGACGCATCAAGAATGGAGTATAGTACTGATACTATGACTCAAATTGGAAATAGTAATATGAGTTATTTCTCTATGGGTTCGACTGGAAATGATACTCATGCATATTTTGCTGGTGGTACATCAGGTCCACATAATGGTTTTACTGGTGGCGAAGTTCAAGCACAGAAATTGACATATGCAACTGAAACTTTTGCAGCGTCTCCAACCATATATGGTAGTTATAATTATAATCTACCCTCTTATTGGGGACCAGGAGAAAGAAGAGGGTTAGCTGGTTCGGGTGATAAACAATCTGGGTATTTTGCAGGTGGATTGTATCCTGCTCCTGGTACTCCAGGTGATATGAGAAGTTGGGTTGATAAAATAAATTTTGCTACTGACACAGTTGAAAGAAGAAAAACTACTCTTCAAAATGCTAGAGCAGTTGGTCAGATGGGAACAGGTGCAAGAAAGAATGCACTTGCGACATTTGATCCACCAACACCAACTCCAACGGATACTACTCCTCGACAGGAAGCAAAAGGAGGAGTTCCTAATTTTGGATACTGGGGTACTGGTTCTTATGATAATAATTCAAATAAATTAAATTATGCGACTGAAACTGTTACTGGTTTGGGTAATCTAAGTAAAGATCTTGCTGATGCTGCAGTGGTATCTAGTGATACTACTTGGTATCAAGCTGGTGGATATTCTCACCCAAGTTCTCCTGCAAGATGGTCTGGAACTGATAAGATAGTATATTCCACTGATACAAAAACTCTTAATTTCTTAAATATGCCATCAGCTAGAAATACTCCAAGTCATAATCATTTTGGTAGTAATAATATGACAGGATTTTCATATCCTGCTGGTGGAAAAGGATATTTCTCTGGTGGAAGTGATGGTTGGTTTGGTGGTAGATCTATTACCACTAAACTTACTTATTCATCTGAAACTTATTCAGACATGCCATCAGCAAATGTACCACATGCAAGATCAGATGCATTTGGTAGATCTAGCACAACAGCAGGATACCGTGGTGGTGGTGCAGATGCTCCTAGTCCATCTAATGTTTCAAATACTTCAAAATTAACTTTTTCTAATGAAACATGGTCACTCATACCAGGAGCAAAATTAGAATTAGGGCCTAGTCAACCAATGCGTGGAGCATCAGCAGGAAATATTAATGATGCATATTGGATGGGAACAAATGATAATACTTCTATAACAAATAAGTTTAATTATAGTACCGAAACTATTTCAATAGGAGGTAATCTGACAAGAGGTGAAGGAGACTGGGCTGCATCTGGTAATGTTACAAATGCATTTATGTCAGGTGGTGATCATACCAGTTATATGAAATATATTTATTCTACTGATACTACTTCAGAATCTCCTGCAAATATGACTTTCACTGCTATTTACAATACAGCAGGATCTGCACAAGATGATACTAATGGTATGGTAAGTGTACCATATGTTGTTTAATATGATATAATGATTTTATTATGAAACAAAATATTATTGTTATTGATGATTTTCATCATAATGCTGAAGAAGTCCGTCAATTTGCATTAAATGCTGGATATCCACCTCCAAGTGACGGATACACATATCCTGGTAGAAATTCTGAAAGAGCATATTATCCAAAAGAATTGCACCAGAAATTTGAAGATGTATTAAATAAAAAGTTAATTCCTGCTAAACCTAATGGATATTTTAGGTTGTCGTTAGAGAAGGATAGTTTTAAGCAGGATATTCATGTAGATCCATCTTGGGAATATGGTGCAGTATGCTATATGAATACACCAGAACAATGTATTGATGAAGGCGGTACATCATTTTGGGTTCATAACAAAACCAATATGGATTACATTTCTATGAATCCAAAAGAATCTGAAAATGTTTATGGATATGGAAGTTTAAAAGAACAATGGCATAGTACTGTATATGGAGGTGGTCTTGATAGATCTCAGTGGACAAGATATTTTTTATCTGCAATGAAGTTTAATAGGATAGTAATATTCAGAGCTGACATGTGGCATTCTCATAATTATAATTTTGGAGACTGTCTTGAAAATGGAAGAATTGTTCAATTATTCTTTTTTAATCCTATAGACTGGGATTAGTTCTAAATACATATAGTAATTTAGAGTAGTAATAACTCTTTAGATATGACAACTAGAGGAATCTTCATACTAGAAACTGTAAGGACTCGCCAGAGAGAAGGTGAGTGGGTTCCTTTGGATGATGTTTATGGTAAAGATAGTTTACAAGAAGTTGGATATATTGTTGGTGGCCAAAATTCGAGTAATCAATCAACTTCTAATTACCAAACTATTAATTATAGTACAGAGACTAAAGGAAATATATCACCATTATCTATAGCAAAAATAGGAGTATTTGGAACTGCGAGTCCTTCTGCAGGATATACTTATGGTGGAATGGCCAATCCTAGTACCCATTACAGCAGTATTGACAAATTAACTCTTTCTACTCAAACACATGCTGCACTCCCAAGTGCTAATATGACTGCAGCATATTCAAAGGGTGGAAGTTGTGGTAGTTCAACGATTGGATATCTTTGTGGTGGAATTGGCCCTAGCGAACCAAATGGTTATACACGATTAGAGAAATTAACATATTCTACTGAAACTTTAGAACGTATTCCTGGAGCTAATATGCCAGGATATCCTAGTGGTGCATGGAATAATTCTGCATCTGGTGATGGAGATAATGCTGGATATTGGGTTGGTGGTGCAACACAAAGTGGAAGTAGAGTTAATAAATTTACATATTCTAGTGATTCTTGGGGTTCTCTTCCAAACCTTCCTGGTTTACCAAACTTAAATAGAAATCAAAAAGCAGGTCAGGCTTCAAGTGATACTGGATTTTATTTGGTTGGTGGTTCAAACCCATATAGTAGTAGAGTGCAAAAAGTTACTTTTGCATCTGGAACTAGTAGTATTGTAACTAATAGTACTGTTCCTACTAACAATGGAAGAATGAGACTGACTGGTACAGGAAGTCATAGTAGAGGATATTTTGCAGGGGGAACAGAGACATCTATTGTTGAAAGAATGCAATTCTCAACCAATAGTATGACTAGACTTCCTGCATTGGATTTGTCACAGGGAGTACAAGATTTAGGATCATTATCGTCAGTTGCAGATAATAAAGCACTTCCAAAACCAACTCAAACATTTACTGGTAAGGTAGCATCTTTTGATTTTGGATATGTCACTGGAGGAGAGCAAGTATCACCATATCCAGGTAGTGGAAACACAAGAACATTTAAAATTAATTATTCAACAGATACTAGTGCTAGAATTCCATCAGCTGATCAGAATATTGCTACTAGATATCAATTTGCTGCAGGAAATTCATCAACAGGGTATATAGCAGGAGGACAATCTGGTTCAACTCCAGGTGATGGGTCAGAATCGATGGACAAATTCCATTATTCTACGGACACTAGAGGTAGTAGTCCTAATTGGGGTAACAGGAGATTTGATTCATTTGCAATGACTGATGGGCCTCAAACAGCTTTTTATGGTCTTGGAGGTAAAGGGCAACCTGGTAGTAGTTTAAAGGATAATTCATATAAGATGGATTATGCCACTGAGAGTCCAACTACATTACCATCTAATGCATATCTTAGTATCGCAAGAAGAGCAGGTTCATCATATGTAAACAATGCACATGGTTATATGGCTGGTGGTGGACAATATCCTGGAACTGCTAGAACTAAGGTAGATAAAATACATTTTAGTAGTGAAACGACATCTCAGGTTCCTAGTGCTGATTTACCAACAATGTTAAACAATAATTATGGAACTAGTGAAGCTTCTGCAGGATATAGTTATGGTGGAATTGATAACGGTAGCACTTGGTATAGCTCTGTTTTCAAAACAACATTTGCAACAGAGACAACATCAACTAATCCAGCTGCACTTCCAGCAATTAATGCCAAGATAACAACAGTGGGTAATCCTACTAATGCTTATCTTGTAGGAGGTTGGTCTAGTAATCCAAATCCAGCTTATCATAGAAGTGATATTTACAAATACACTTATTCTACTGAAACTTTCTCACAATTACCTAATTTAGCGAGTGTAATGGTTTCTGGAGCAGGAATGAGTGCTAGTGATGATAATATGCCATTCCAAACACCTCCAGTAGAAACACCAACTAATCCTGAATTTCTTAGTTATCCTACAGGAGCTACAGCTCATGGTTATTTTACTAGTGGAAATGGTCCTTCAGCTCCTGGTTATTCTAATACAGAGAGATTGGATTTCTCTAGTGAAACGTATACAACCATGCCTGGAATGGTAATGCCTGGTTTGCCTGGATTACCAGGAAGTGCAAGTAAATTTACTGATGGATCTTCTAATAGAAGTGCCACTCATGGATATATGATGGGAGGACAATTCCAAGGAAATTATTATAGTACAATTTATAAATCAACATATTCGAGTAGTACAACGTCAAGATCTCCTTCAAATATGATTAGTGCCAGATACCATAACTTTTCATCTGGATCTACTACTCATGGATATACTATTGGTGGTAATGCACCTAGTGGTAGATCTAGTGTTGAAAAATTGAATTACTCTAATGATACAAGTGAGAGTTTATCAAATCTGTCAAATAATAGACAAAGAGGTGGAGCTGCTTCTTCTCCAACTGCATTATATGCTTCTATGAGTTATTATAGAACTGGTTTTGCAAAAGTAACATTTTCTAATGATGATGTTCAGGAATACGTTCCTTCGATAGGAAATGTACCAAATCCTGGTTCATCTCCATCTAATTATTGGGGATATGGTCAGATAGCAGGAACAGGAAATAAAACACAGGGATACTTTGGTGGTGGTGTATGGGCTACTCCTGGAAGTCAAAATACTTTATTATTTAAAGTGACTTATGCAACTGAAACTCTTTCCCCTGCTCCTAATTTGAATGCAAATGCTTATAAAGTAAATACTGGAGATAATGAAAAAGGTTATTTTATGGGTTCAAATAATCCATATCCTGGTACTCAAAAATTAGTTTTTTCTACCGAGACTATGAGCACTGTACCTGCAGGAGCTCCAACTAATAGAACTAATGGATTTGGATATGGACCAAGAGACCAAGGAATTACTGAGGTAGGAACTCCTAATGTAGTTTAATATGATATAATAATTTTATTATGAAACATGAATATTATTTTATGGCAGGTCTTCCAAGATCTGGTGTGACTTTATTAAAAACTCTTTTGGATCAAAATCCAAAAATACATAGTGGACCTATAAGTCCAGTGGTTGAATTATTATATTATAATAATAAATATTTTATTGATAGTGAATCTTATGATGCTTTTCCAAAACCTAAAGCAGCACATAGAATTGTTAGTAGTATAATTGATAATTATTATTATGATATTGAAAAACCGATAATTATAGATCATAATCGTGCATGGCCTGGTAATATTGAAAGAATAAAAACTTATATAAATCCTAATCCTAAAATTATTTGTACTGTTAGGAATGTATTGGATATACTTACATCTTTTATAACCTTAGTTCATAAAAATAATGATCAAGTTTCATATCTTGATGAATTTTTAATAGAAAAGGGATATCCATGTACCGATGAGCTGAGGTGTCAGCATTTAATGAGTATGGAAGGAATAGTAGGACAATCTCTTTATGTTTTATATAAATCTCTTTTTATATGTCATGACGATTCTCATTTATTATTAGTAGAATATGAGGATATAGTTAATAATCCTGATGTTACTATGAAAAGGATATATGATTTTTTAGAACTTGATTATTATCAGCATAATTATACTTATATTGATAACAAACATCCTGAGAATGATAAGGAATGGAATTTAAAAGATATGCATAAAGTTAGAAAAGAACTTAAAAAAATATCAAAAGATCCTAAAGATATTTTAAATGAGGCTGTATTGTATAATTTTAGTGATTTTGAGTTTTGGAAGAATAATAATCACAAGTATATTTTTCAGGAGATTGCATAGTATGTTTTTTTGTGATATAATTTAAAAAAAAATATAATATGGCATATACTTTTGAGAATCGTTACAATACTAGGAATCCTCTTGAATGGGTTCTTATAAGAAGGAATGTGATAAATCCAGAGGGACTTAAAGAAATAGTTCGACATATGGAAGATTCTCAAAAGAATGATCTTCAAGTGTTTGATCCTAAAAAATCTAATGAAACTGGAGATACTCATTGGAGAACTGATAAAGAAATAAGAGATACTCAAGTTGTGGATCATGGTCCTCTAGCTTCTAAGATAGAAGAATTGTTGAGGAATACTGTAAAAGATATAATTAATCCTTTTTATGAGTTAGAAATCAGTTATAGTGAAGTGCCTCAATTACTTTCGTATGGTGTGGGTGGTCATTATCAACCACATATTGATGCAGAGAGTTTATGGAAAACACCTGAAGGTGAGTTGATATGGAAGAAATCAACAGACCGTGATATTTCTATGGTATTTTATTTGAATGATGGATATGAGGGTGGTGATTTTCTTTTTCCAGATATGGGTGTAAGAGTAAGACCAGAACCAGGAATGTTGGTTGCATTTCCATCTACATATCTTTATAAACATGGAGTGGAACCTGTAAGAAAAGGAATGAGATATTCTATGGTATGTTGGGCTGAGGTAAAAGGATTTCCTACACTTGCGGATATTAATGCAGATTTATCTAAAAGATATAATATTGAGGTAACAAACTAATGGAGAATAACATAGTATGGTGTAATGGTACATTTGATATACTTCATCCAGGACATATTCAACTGTTTAAGGTTGCAAGGTCACTTGGTAATAAAGTTATTGTTGCTACCGATACAGATGAAAAGATAAAGGCAGATAAAGGAGATCATAGACCAATTAATAATCTATGTTATAGAGTTGCAATGCTTGAGGCAATTAAGTATATTGATGTAGTTCACACATTTGGTAGTAGACAAGAGTTAGAAGACTTGATAGAATTGTATGCACCTG